GGGTCCGGTCTATCTGACGTTCACACCGGAACGGGGAGTAACGGGAGTAGTCCAGAACTTTTTGAATGACCGAAAGCCTTCGCAGCAACTGGTGACTGCTTCCTGGGACGATGCTCCGCATCTATCCGAAGATGTAAAACAGGAGATTCTCTCAGCGTTACCGTTGCATGAGCGTCAAATGAGATCAAAAGGAATTCCGGTACTTGGAAGTGGACAAGTCTTTCCGATTGCAGAGGAATCCTTTTCGGTCAGAGCCTTTGAAATTCCGGAACACTGGCCAAGGATCTGTGGGATCGACTTCGGTTTCGACCACCCGACTGCAGCAATCTGGGTAGCCTGGGACCGTGACACAGACACAGCTTATCTCTATGACAGCTACTGTCAGTCCGGTGCAGCGATGTTGCAGCATGCCGAAGCAATCAAACTCCGAGGAAACTGGATTCCGGTAGCCTGGCCTCATGACGGGAGCATTCATGACAAGGGCAGTGGACATGCCTTAGCCGATCAGTACCGAAGAGCTGGAGTCAATTTCCTGGGTTCCCACTTTCACAATCCGGAAGGCGGAATTGCTGTTGAACCAGGAATCATGGCCATGGTCACAAGGTTTCAAACAGGACGGTTGAAGGTCTTCGATCATTTGCAGGACTGGTACAAGGAATACAGAATCTATCATCGCAAGGACGGAAAGATTGTCAGGAAGAATGATGACCTGATGTCCGCCACCCGTTATGCCGTTCAATCTCTTCGGTATGCCACGATCCGAACCTGGAGACCCAGAGCAGAGGTAGCCGAGGGTTCTTTGTCAGATCGCACTTTTGACCCCTTTAACCATTGGAGAGCATGGCCAGAGGATACAACCCCGTCTCCCGTGTGGAGGAACTGAGACAACGTTTTGAAACGGTCCGGCAACAAGGACTTTCGGCACAGCAGTCGTACCAGCAGGACTATCCTCAGTATCGAAGTGCCTACGATGAAGCAGTTGCCTTTGAACCCCAGGTTCGGAGTGCCTACGATTCTTTTCAATCAAACAGGACTCAGGCCCGTCTGGATGCTTATAACGCACTGTTATCGACCTACGAGGGTCTCCAGGCCAATTACAAGGCATACGAACCGACTCTTCAGCAGTACCAGACTACGATGCAACAGAGTGGCGCAGAGTTAGACCAGATCAACGAGATGCTTCCGTCCTTATTGAAACAGATTGAAGTGGAACGAGATCCGAGGAAACAGGGAATTCGCAGAGACTATCAGCAGAGCATTCTGACTTCTACAGTCCGGAGTCCTTCAGCCATCCGATGATTGAAAAATGTACTCTAGCCGATGTAGATGCCTTGATGGCAGATCTCCGGAACATGTATGTCGAAATGGCTCCCTTCGGGAAGATGGATGAAGAGAAATGTATTTCGTTTCTAACAGACAGTATTCAGCACCACGTAGTTCTGAAGAAGACCGAAGAGGAAAAACTCTTGGGACACATGGGTCTTAGAGTCGAAAGTCACTGGTACACCAATGATGTTGCTCTTTATGAATACTATGTCTACGTCAATCCGTCTCATCGCAAGACCCGTACTGCTTTTGATCTCTACAAAGTATCGAAGCACATTGCCAAGGAAGCCAAAGTCCCTTTTTACTATGGGACGTTCCGCAAGAGCGAAGCGGACTTTGAGCGTGTACACAAATTTTTGAAGCGACAAGGGGGTCAGCAAGTGGGTTCACAATTTTTTATAGGAGTCTGATATGTGTGGTGGAACAGCAGGAGACATCATTAAAGGGGCACAAAAAGAAGCAGACAAGGCGATCAAAGGTGTTCAAAGCGCAGCAGACAGTGTTGTTAATCAAGCAACCGGCAATACCAGTAGCTCTTCTGGTGGCAAGGGAAGTGGGTCTAGTCCGATTGGTCCGATTACCCTAACTCCGATTGACTTTGGCATTGGAAATATCAACATCCCCACACCGAATCTGGATCAGAATTTTGCAGAACCTGTTCAGCCTTTAATTGACGCAGCAGTTGACGTTACGACAACAGTCCCTGTCCAGGCAGTAGAGCAAATCACAAAGATTGATCCAGTGGATACCGCAACAAATGTTGTCACTCAGGCAGTAAAAACTCCCGAACAGGTCATAGGTGACGCAGAACCTGCTGTTTCAGCAATCGCTGATGCCACAGCAGACACGATCATTACAGCAACCGAGGTTCCCGAAAAAATCAATCAGATTGATGCTGGTAAGGTGGCAGAAGATGTGGTTAATCAAGCAGTAACCACGGTGACAGAAACACCGAAGATGGTAGTGGAGATTGCAGAAAATGCTGCATTGAAACCTGCTTCCAATCTAGCGATGGATTTGACAGAAAAGGCAAAGGATGCATTGGAATTAACTTGGGAGAATATTATTTCTCCATTCCAACCAGGAACGACAGAAGGGACGGTAGCAGCAGAACCTGCTGCAGCAGATCTGGACGCAATACAAGCCACTGGCAACGAAGATCCTTTTGCAGACATGGAGACAGCAACCACCAAGGCAGACAAGATGACGGAGGAGGAAAGACTCCGCAGAATCAGAAGATTGATGTTGAACAGATATGGACGAGAAGACACGATTTTAACTGGAGCAAAAGATCCGCTGAATCGTAGAAGATATGCGAGTGCATTATGAACATTCTCGAAGAATACGAGGCACTGAAAAGCGATAGAGGCAACTGGGAGAACCAGTGGCAGGATATTGCAGAACTGATGATTCCTCGTAGAGCAGACTTTACCAATCGGTATCGTGCTTCCGGAGAACAGAGGAGAGATCGGATCTATGAATCCACAGCAGTCCGTGCCTTGGTCCGAGGAGCATCCGGTCTTCATAATACGTTGACCAGCAATACGGTTCCATGGTTTTCTCTGGAGACCGAAGATCCGCAGTTGATGAAAGAGAGAGAAGTCCAGTTATGGCTGGAAGAAACGACACGTAGGACGATGGCTGTTTTCAATTCTCCTCAGAGCAGTTTCCATTCTTCGATCCACGAATACTTTCTGGATCTGATGGCTTTCGGTACAGCAGTCCTGTTTGTTTCCAATGAACCTCCCTTTGGTCCGGTCTTCCGGTCTTATTTCTTAGGACACTGTTACATTGCAGAAGACAAACTCGGCAGAGTGGATGCTATCTACCGGACCTTCTGGGACACTGCACGATCTCTCTATCGTCAGTTCGGAGAATCGCTATCTGATGAAATCAAAAAGGCAGCAGACAACAATCCCTTTGAACGCTTTGAAATTCTTCATTGTGTCAAACCTCGGAACAAGTCCGGCAAGGGACAACTGTCGAAACCGTATCTATCGGCATACATCGAAACAGCAACTAGGAAGGAAATCCGAGAAGGAGGGTTTGAAGAGTTGCCGTACATTGTCAGTCGATGGCAAAAAAACAGTATGGAAGTCTACGGACGAGGACCAGGAATCGAAGCATTGCCCGATGTCCGAATGATCAACGAGATGGAACGAATTGGTCTGATTGCTCTTCAAAAAGTCGTAGATCCTCCGATGTTACTGCCAGACGATGGATTCCTCGGACCCGTAAGACTCCAGCCAGGAGGATTGAACTATTTTAGAGCCGGACTCGGACCACAGGATCGAATCACTCCGTTGATCACAAATGCCAGAATTGATCTCAATGAAGCAAAAATGGGTCAGGTCCGGAATGCGATTGAACGAGCATTCTACATTGATCTCCTGGAACTCCCTGGACCAACTGCTGCAGACGGGGATGTCCTTCGGTTTTCGGCAACAGAGATTGCTGCACGGCAGAGAGATCGACTTTCGATCCTTGGACCCATTGTCGCTCGTCAAGAAGTTGAACTGCTTGGACCTCTGGTTTTGAGAACAGTATCGATTCTATTACGAAATGGTTCCCTTCCAGAAGCACCACAATCCTTGCAACAGGCAGATTTCAAAATCTCGTATTCCAATCCGGTAGCAATTGCTCAACGGTCCGGTGAACTCGCTTCGATTTCACAACTGATTCAGTTCCTTGTTCCATTTGCCCAACTTGATCCGACTGTCATTGAGCGTTTTGAAACCGGAAGAGTTGCTGAATTAGCTGCAGAGATTTTAAAAGTTTCTCCCTCGGTTTTCCGTACAGAAGCAGAACGGGATCAGAAGAAGAGCGAGGAACTTCAGCAACAGCAGATGATGGAACAGATGCAACAGGCTCAGGTGATTGCCCAGCAACAGTCCTTGATTTCACAGTCTCGCAGAGACGAATCCGTAGCAACCCTCAATGAAGCAAAAGCCAGAAGCGCATGATCTTTCAAAAAAAGAGGCAGTCTGATTATCGGACTGTCTTTGACTCCCCCCAAGGTCGCAAGGTCTTAGCGGACCTCTGCCAACGCCACTTCGTTTTCAATTCCACTCATATCCCCAATGATCCGTACACTTCTGCTTTCCAGGACGGTAGACGTTCCGTAGTGGTAGACATTTTACGGTATTTGAAGATTGATCTGGAGACTCTAGAAACCCAAATGGAAAGACCCTATGAATGAAGTTCCAACGGAATCCACCGAGACCACCGAACCCACCGAATCCGCCATGGCGTTTGATCCGACTTCGTTACCGGAAGAACTGGCTCATGAACCGTCTCTACGGAATTTTGACGATGTATCAAAGTTAGCAAAAAGCTATGTCAATCTAGTTAAAAAAATGGGAGTTCCAGCAGAGCAACTGGTTCGACTTCCTTCTGACGGAAACTACGAGGAACTCTACAATCAACTCGGCAGACCTCCTGATCCACAGGGTTACGAAATCGATCTGTCGAATGACATCAATCTGGAGTACGTCAACAACGCTCACAAACTGGGTCTCTC